GAGACGCCTAACCTTGCCGCCATTCTTAAAAAACTCTTTCGTTTGCTTTGCAATCAAATCAGACTCTTCTTTCTTGATTCGCATGATGCGGCCATGGCTCATTGCTTCACTTGGTTTTAGTACTGTTGTCATAATCAAAACCCCGTAGTCCTATTAATAAACGCTATTTGCATAGCTGTATGTAACGATGTGTGCATGGCTTCTTGCTTGTAACCCTTGCGATCAAGAAACTCTACAAACCACCATCCGCTTTTGTTTGTCATTTTCATAACGCTTGCTTCCGTAAAATATGCGGTAATTCAGACTCAACACAGCCCAAAACATCGTAGTAAATATCGGCCATGCTTTCGTCTAATTCTTCCAACGCTTCGACAAACGAATCAGCAACAATAGACGTATGTAAAACAGTGTTCTCGTGTGAGTAAGTGATATCATAAATCTTCATGCTGCTGTCCGTTGCTTTAGTTGATAGCTAAATATTAGTAGTTTATTACTTAACTATCAAGCGTTTTTTGTTAATATTTATAATCTGACCGGCATAACTATAAATTTATCGTTAATCAAACATGCTTTTCCGCTAGCCATTTTAATATCTAACTCGTTGCAATTAGCAGCGTTTATAGCGTCAATTAAGAAATTAGTCATAAAGCCTATCTCTATCTCACCAGTTGAAACAACATCGCATTCAGTTTCAGCTCCTTCGTTTTTCAATACTGCCGAATCTTTTGTAATATTGAATCTAACCATATCGCCACCGATTTGAGCGGTTTTTATTGCGCTCAATAGATCGCCTGAATTGGCTTTTAAATTAATCTCAAAATCTTTAGGTATGATTCTCTGCCAATCTGGGAACTTAGCGTCAACTAGACCAGTTGAAAATGTAGCATTATCGCCTTTAATTATTAACTGATTAGACGACACAGAAACAACACCGTCGATCTCTGGAAATTGGCGTATAGTTTCAGCAGGTATAATTACATCGGGGCCGTCGTATTTTGATTCGATATACGCCATTCTCATTCCATCAGTCGCAACAGCATAGCCTTTCGTAAGATGAACGCCGTTAAGCATTATGCGCACATCCTTGACGGGCAAAGCGTGCGATATAACAGAAATAGCGTGAACTAAATCAGCACTATCAATGCCGCATGACTCTGATTTCTCTAAATCTGGAGCAGGGAACGAATCATAAGACATGCTTTCGAGCTTAATATTTGTTCTACCCTGCTTGATGTTTTGATCCGTTATCTCAATTTCACCCGCTTTCATATTAGTCACAGCGCGAGATAACTTTACAGCTTCAAGAGTGCATTGCCCTGGTTCACCTTGCGCTTCAAATATCTCTTGATATGTGCGCACGCTGTCACTAGCTGTCAACGTGCAGCACTTGCCATCAAAACTCAGAGCTACATGGTTATAAATTGGCATCATTGCTCGACCATTTGCAATTTTGGCCGCTTTCTTAATTACGCTTAAAAATGTTGATTTATCTGTGATTATTTTCATTAGAAAAACTCGTATTGTTTAATAGATGCTGATTCAAGATTGCGCACAGCTAGATTAAAATAAGACTCTTTAAGCTCCGCCCCGATAAATTTACGACCCATCTTTAACGAAATGTAGCCTTCTGACCCAATACCCATAAAAGGCGACCATACGACATCATCTGGATTGCTCCATAGTTGTACGCATCTTTGGATTACATCTAGCTGTAATGGGCAAATATGGCGCTCGTCGTCACTGTCTCGGCCTTCTCTAAAGTTCAATGTATCGGATTGGTTTACGTCCATCCAGATAGGGCTTGCGTAACGCTGCCAAACGTCCACGCTAGTATTTTGGCTTGATGGCTTAACCTTCCAGCAAGTACGGCCATCATCCCATTCGTGGCGCTCAAAATCAGGAGCAGGGCTATCACCTACATAATATTTAAACTCACCAGCGATATGATCTACGTTTGTGCCAGGCTTGCGCATCATTATCATTGTATCAGGTATGCCCATTCTACTCATTGAGCTGTCTTTTTTGATGGTCTTATGAAGCAGTCCAAGCGCCTTAGTTCTTTGCATTGCTATAACTGGATCTTTCCAAATAACAACCTCAGAATGAAAAATAAAACCAGCATCTTGATATGCTTTTATTAATTCGCCTCTAAAATCTCTAATGCCTATAAATCCATCATTTTGTTTTGATGTAGGTAGATTCATACAGTGAATAGCAACAATACGGCCTGATTTCATTACTCTAAATTGCTCTTTAACTAAAAATAAATATTGCTGCCAGAACTCGTTTGAGTCTTTACTGTTGCCCATATCTCTATCGCTGTTTGAGTATGTGTATAAAGATTCAAAAGGAGGGCTGAACACTGAAAAACCCACTGATTCATCAGGCAATCCACGAGCCACTTCAACGGTATCTGCATGATAAATTGACATATCATCATTAATTATTTGATTGATTACTTTAGCCATTTCGCTATCTCCATTATTATAGTTGGGTTATATTCTGTCTTTGTAGTTGATGCGCTGAATATCTCTTTATCCATTGCAGTTTTCATGTGATCAATCATCATCGCGCCTAAATGATAGTTTTGTTTGTCTTTTCTTTGGATGTTCTCAATTACAGATCCTTCAGTATCTGCCGAAATAACATGAACATGAACGTCATTCTTTTGACCAAAACGCCAGCATCTACGTATAGCTTGATAATAAGACTCCCAGCTATCAGATAAACCAACGAATATCATTTGATTGCAGTTTTGCCAGTTCATACCGAAACCCGCTATTTTAGGTTTGCTTACAAGCACTCGAACATCGCCAGACGAAAAACCGATCAATGATGATGACTTATGTTCTGGTTTGTCGCTGCCTTTTACTTCCACCGCATCGTTTATGAGTTTAGTTAATTTTTCTGACTCTTCATTTAAATTACACCAAACCAATACTTGACCTTCCATAGAGTTAGCAATGTCAGCAGCTCGCTGAACTCGTTCGTCTACTGAATCTTTTCGTGCTTTATTTCGATCTTGCAAGCCTTGCGCTGGATCTACTATCAGAGAATCGACTGGATCAGTTTCAATAACATGAGAATGATAAACGATAGGCTTTAATTTATGTCGTGATCCATCAAAACCTAAATCTGCTGGATTTCTTATTACTACAGCCCATGATGCCATCCACTCGAAAAACCTTGACTGACCATGGCCTTTTAATCGCCATTTTGAAGTATCAGAACCATCATGAATAAAAAACATAGCGAGCATTTCAATCTGGCTCATAATTCCTAAAAATTCTGATTGCGTTCCTATCTCCATAAAATCATTTGGGCTTGGCGTAGCTGTGCAACTTAATCGATAAGGAATTGATAATGCGAACTCTGTTATCTCTTTTCGTCGAGATCCATTCATGCCTTTTAAAATGCTTGATTCATCGATTACGATGCCTGAAAAGTACGAGCTATCATATTTATGTAGTTGCTCATAGTTAGTGATCTGAATGCCATCAATAACTATATCAGGATCAGCTTTAAATATAGGTATTCCGTATTTTTCACCTTCTAGTATTGTCTGACTAGATACAGCTAATGGCGCTAAAATTAATACAGGCTTTTTAGTATGCAAATAGACTTGATACGCCCATTCGAGCTGCATGATTGTTTTACCGAGTCCGGTATCAGCAAAAATAGCGGCTTTTCCTCTTTTTAAGGCCCATTTGACTATCGGTATTTGATAATCAAAAAGGTTTTTATTCAAATCATCACAGACAAATCCTGATTGCTCATGCCTGAATGATTTATTAGATAAAAACTCTTCATACTTCATAATTTCCCCTATTTATTATTAAATCAGAACGCACACTATTAATCATTTAATATTAAATGTAAATAGTTTTTTATTAAAATATCTACGAATTAAATATGACCTGGTTATACTTATGACTGTAAACCATAGACCTATCATTAAATTGTCTGACATTGAAATATTAATGTCGTAAAACGGAAAAATAACAATCTGTGAGAATAAAGCTACCAGGTAACCTATTGCCACGTTCGTTATTGATTCGGTCATTGACTGTAGTTTTGTTTGATTCATCTCTGCGCACTCACTAGCGGTTTTTGCTTGATCATTTTAAGCACTTGAGTATTTTTTGAGCTGCCTCATCGCTGTTAATTGACCATTTATAAGAATGTACCTTTACGTTAAAATATCCGTAACATTCAAATATTTCACCACAATTACCTACATGCGTTACTTTTCCATCTCTAACGCGATAAGCGACGCCTCCATACCTATAAACGCCGTCTTTTTTTGATTTTGCTTTATCTATTATTTTGTCTTGTGTTGTTATCGTAATCATCATCTACTCCCCTTAACTAAACTCTTCTGCCCATCTCTGAGCGGGTTATCAATCACATGCGTCATCGGATGATCGACGCATAGCTTTTTATTCTGGCTGTCTAATCTGATTAGCGGTGCGTTGCAGTGGGGGCAGTTGTTCATATCTGTCTTTCGTATGCGCGTTCGCTAGCGCGTTCATCTGCACTATTTTGAGCTTCATTTGATGCGGATTCAAAAGCATATCTGATAATTTCGCTCAACTCTTCTTCTGGCAGGCTATCAATTTCTAGCTGATCGCCTTTATGTTCGATAGTTTCAATTTCAAAATCAGCAGGGCAACCAGGATAGTCAAGCGTCCGCGGCTCTTCTGGTGAAAATTCGCCTGTTACTAAAACGTTCAAGCCAAATAATTCTTTAGTGAATGAATAGCTCATATTATTTATACTCCCCATCAAAAAAGTTACCGCCGAATTGCTCGCCAAGCTTATTGACCGACTTTACTTTTTGGCCGCCTTTCATGAATCTACTAGCGTATTCTATTGCTGCTTTTGAATCAGTGGAAACGACATAAATCGGCTTTCTTCGTTTCTCCAAACTTCTATAAGCTCCACTTTCTGGAACTATATTTACTTTAAATAAAAATGTTTTACCAAATTCAATCATCTCTCATTCCTCAAGTTATAAACGCGCCTGCACTCAGCGCGTATCAGTGTTTGTATGCCTTCTGGGTGTCTTTCTATCTCTTCACGCCTCATATCATTAGAAGGCAATGCAAGCACCTTGCAGGCGACGTTGTAAATAGCTAACCTCATGCTTGAAATGCTAGCTGGTTCAAGTTCATCTAAAGAAAGCGCCCCTTCGAGCGCCTTTTGAATCTGTTGTGATGGTTTCATTAAAAAGGCAAATCTTGATCGAAATCATCTGCAGGCGCTTGAATAGATGGTTGAGGTGCCGGTGCGCTTGGTTGGCTTGGTGCAGGCGAATCTGACTTACCACCAACTAAATCAACGCT